TTACTTCTTCGCCTCTGCAACCACTTTGCTACCCACGCCGCGATTATTGTATTCCCACATGCGGTTGTAGTTAGTGTCATTCAGATTGCGCTGTATTTCGTCGCTATCGTCAACGCTGCCGGTATTACCCGCAAATGGACGATTGGAAATCACCGCATCGCCCCACGGTTTAACCGTGTTAAAACCTTCGTTGATGGCGCTATCACGGATCACCACCTGACCGTTGGTATTGGCATCAACATCCAGCGAGCGGCCCAGTTGTGCCACGCCATCACCGGAAGCATTGAAACGGCTGTTTACGGCGAGGAAACCGTAATAGATGTTGGACAGCGTAGCCGGTGCAAACACATACGCTTCTTGCTGAGTACGTGAGTTCACCACGCGGAATTCGGTGTTATCGAACACCACTGCGCCGCGACCAGAAACGATATCCACATCCCCTTCAATATAGCTGTTGGTCACCAGCGTACGCGGCTGACGGTTGGTTTCCAGACGGTTCTGCACACCGCTGTTGGTGACAAAGAAGGTGTTCTGACGACCGAGAATGTTAACGTTGTTAATCTGTACCTGGTCACCATCAGTACGCAGTGCCACCGCCGGATGGTTACCTGCATCTACGCTATCGCCCAGCGTGTTTTCGATGGTCAGATTTTGCAGTTGCAGGCCATTGTTTTGTGACCAGAAGACCGCAGAGCAGAGAACACCGATACTGTCGCTGCGTTTGCTCTGGCAGCTATCGTACATATACCACGCTGGTTTACCTGGCATATATTTGCCGCGCGGGTTGACGTCGTGACGCCAGTCGGTAGGGCTCATGCCACCATCAAGGGAAAGCCCAATCTTCACATCAATCGGTTTTTCACCTGTACCGTACAGAGTAATTCCACCCGGAGCGGCAGGGACATATACCGTTCCCTGATACTCACCAGGCATCACGGCAATATACTGGCGCTTGTTGGTACGCTTGATAATTGCCGCATCTACCGCCGCCTGAATCGTGGTATGCGTTACACCTTGAGTGCCCGCCGGGCCGACAACAAATTCAGGTTGCGCAGGCAGGGTAATCGGGGAAGGATTCCACGCTGCAGCACCTGGTGTCAGGGATGCAAAATAGTGTTGAGCATCGAAATTCTGCGCTTCTTTTGCCGACAGAATCGGGCGAGAAGAGGTACCAGGCGCGGTTTGATCAGAAGGACGTTGATCGGGCGGGGTTGAGCTACAGGCGGTCAGCGTCACGCCAAAAGCCAATGCCAGCGCCAGACGGGAAACTGAAAATGTGTTCACAGGTTGCTCCGGGCTATGAAATAGAAAAATGAATCCGTTGAAGCCTGCTTTTTTATACTAAGTTGGCATTATAAAAAAGCATTGCTTATCAATTTGTTGCAACGAACAGGTCACTATCAGTCAAAATAAAATCATTATTTGATTTCAATTTTGTCCCACTCCCTGCCTCTGTCATCACGATACTGTGATGCCATGGTGTCCGACTTATGCCCGAGAAGATGTTGAGCAAACTTATCGCTTATCTGCTTCTCATAGAGTCTTGCAGACAAACTGCGCAACTCGTGAAAGGTAGGCGGATCCCCTTCGAAGGAAAGACCTGATGCTTTTCGTGCGCGCATAAAATACCTTGATACTGTGCCGGATGAAAGCGGTTCGCGACGAGTAGATGCAATTATGGTTTCTCCGCCAAGAATCTCTTTGCATTTATCAAGTGTTTCCTTCATTGATATTCCGAGAGCATCAACATGCAATGCTGTTGGGATGGCAATTTTTACGCCTGTTTTGCTTTGCTCGACATAAAGATATCCATCTACGATATCAGACCACTTCATTTCGCATAAATCACCAACTCGTTGCCCGGTAACAACAGCCAGTTCCATTGCAAGTCTGAGCCAACATGGTGATGATTCTGCTGCTTGATAAATTTTCAGGTATTCGTCAGCCGTAAGTCTTGATCTCCTTACCTCTGATTTTGCTGCGCGAGTGGCAGCGACAGGGTTTGTTGTTATATGGCCTTCAGCTATTGCCTCTCGGAATGCATCGCTCAGTGTTGATCTGATTAACTTGGCTGACGCCGCCTTGCCCTCGTCTATGTATCCATTGAGCATTGCCGCAATTTCTTTTGTGGTGATGTCTTCAAGTGGAGCATCAGGCAGACCCCTCCTTATTGCTTTAATTTTGCTCATGTAATTTATGAGTGTCTTCTGCTTGATTCCTCTGCTGGCCAGGATTTTTTCGTAGCGATCAAGCCATGAATGTAACGTAACGGAATTATCACTGTTGATTCTCGCTGTCAGAGGCTTGTGTTTGTGTCCTGAAAATAACTCAATGTTGGCCTGTATAGCTTCAGTGATTGCGATTCGCCTGTCTCGGCCTAATCCAAACTCTTTACCCGTCCTTGGGTCCCTGTAGCAGTAATATCCATTGTTTCTTATATAAAGGTTAGGGGGTAAATCCCGGCGCTCATGACTTCGCCTTCTTCCCATTTCTGATCCTCTTCAAAAGGCTACCTGTTACTGGTCGATTTAAGTCAACCTTTACCGCTGATTCGTGGAACAGATATTCTCTTCCATCCTTAACCGGAGGAGGGAATATCCTGCATTCGCGCACCCATCGACGAACTGTTTCAAGGCTTCTTGGGCGTCGCTGGCGAGCGTTCCACTCTTGAAGTGTCAAGTACATCGCAAAGTCTCCGCAATTACACGCAAGAAAAAACCGCCATCAGGCGGCTTGGTGTTCTTTCAGTTCTTCAATTCGAATATTGGTTACGTCTGCATGTGCTATCTGCGCCCACAGCATCCAGTGGTCATAGCAGTCGCTGATGTTCTCGGCTTCGATAACTCTGTTGAATGGTTCTCCATTCTATTCACCTGTGACTCGGAAGTGCATTTATCATCTCCATAAAAAAACTCGCCGTAGCGAGTTCAGATATAATTTTCACCAAAGGCAGTAGTTGCTTTATGCTAAGAATTATTCAATATCTATTCCTGTAATATCTTTTATTTTTTTTCTTGCAAAGCCTTTTGCTAGTGATTTTGAAACACTCATAAGAGTACTAATCCCCTCATCCTTAAAGTTTGTTTTTATAGCTTGCCAGACCTCCTTTTGACGTAAGTCAGCAATAAAATCATGCCCTCTTGCTGTCAACCTCAGTGGTACTTCGATCCAACTATATTCAACACCTTCCCCTAACTCGTTGGACATTATATGACCGAACCCAGGTTTTCCATCAACCCTAACTATTAATTCGTAGTCACATAATAATCGCATATGGAAAATAAAATTTTGGTCATATCTATTAAAGCCATTATCCTCTAGTTCACTAAGCATCGTGTCAGGGCCATAAGTTTTTTCGAATGCGATAAGTAGATCTTTTAGATATTGCTGGTCTAATTTCATTGCCGCCTCCGTGACATGTCACAGAGATTTATATCATTAATTTTGTTTCGTGCCAGCCTTTGGTCACCCAGTATTGTGAGTCACCATTACACGGGCATGAATTAACAGGAACTTTCTCGCCGCACTTACGGCAACGTTTTCTGCTAATCGATTTTATACGCCAGCGCACACGTGCATCATCCTGGCGGCTCAGTAACGCTATGTACTCACCAAACTCGTAAGGCGCACGCCTGAAGCGGCGCGTGGCTCAGTTACGCTCCAGCATTTCAATTTCCTGAGCATCAAGTACAAGCTCCAGCTTACGCATACCGGATGATGCTTGCTTGGCTCTCTGATCGGCTTTGCGCTCTGCTGCTGATTTAGTCATTCTGCTTTTCCTGCATCAGGAGAAAGACAATCATGGCGGCGCGGATACTTCCGGTATCTTTTTACGCGATATTACCCTTCAATGACACATACAAGAAGACAGCCATCAGCAGGAATGAGTGAGGAATCGACAACCAGTAACGCTTAATTATCTATAGTGTCGTATTTGCTTCATAAAATATGGCGAATAACACAAAGCCCGCAGCAGCTCATTGTGCGGACTTTTCTTATACTTACTTCCTAGAGATAATTCTATGGAGGCATTAAATTAATGCTGTCATTGGTAATATCATATTATCTAAAAGTCTTTCCACTTTTAACGTCTAGATATATTCTGTTCGACAACGTCATTCCTCCGCAATATGTGAAATAGATGTTTTCACCCTTATTGCTTGATGCCATCCACCCTCCAACTTCCTTAAAATCGCTCTCCGTGCAGACACCTTCACTTATTAACTTCCTAGCTGCCGAAGAAAACTCTTTTTTGTATATACGGTAGTCATCAGATCCTTTGATTAAGGTATCATTTCTGCTCGCATTTTCAGCAGGATCTGATGGCCTTTCACTGCTAAGATCACTAAGTTTAACCCATTCTGAAAACTTGCCATTAACGATTCCGTTTTTTCTTGTGCAGGATTTATTACCTTCTTTAATATATTCGCTTTCCCCTCCCACACATGAGGCTGAATATGGCTCAGTTATACGAACCCATTCACCTTTTTTTTCTAGAAAATCTACGCCTTCCCTGAAAAATAGTTTCCCAGCCACTCCACATTTACTTGAAGGGCAGGTATGTCTTTCCGTTCGATCAACAACAACCCAAAGTTTTGATTCATTTTTTGCCATTGCCGATGGTATTTGAGATGAGACAATTAACGTAAGCCCTAAAATTAGTGTTGATTTTTTCATTGTAATTTCCTTTTACTTTTTACAAAGCATTTAATCATGACTGATTATCTCTAAGCGTAGTAACAGCCTTGTGCGAAACATGTTACCAAATCGCCATTTCAGTGTATCCACAGTTAGGCTGCCACTTCAAGGATTCCTAGTTACATGGTACGTAAGCGTAATATCCCGTTGGTTGGCAGGTAATAACTCTGATCAATTCTCCCTTGTCTTTTGCTCTTACGTATGCAAATCTTGTACACTCAACCTAGGCCTACAGTTCAGCAATACGCTTACTTCCATCCGAGATAACACCTTCGTAATATTCACGCTGCTCGTTGAGTTTTGATTTTGCTGCTTCCAGCTCAACGCGCAGCTTTCCTACCGTTAGCGCAATTTCCTCGTTCTCCTGGTCGCGGCGTTTGATGTATTGCTGGTTTCTTTCCCGCTCATCCAGCAGTTCCAGCAGTTCCAGCACAATCGATGGTGTTACCAATTCATGGAAAAGGTCTGCGTCAAATCCCCAGTCGTCATGCATTGCCTGCTCTGCCGCTTCACGCAGTGCCTGAGAGTTAATTTCGCTCACTTCGAACCTCTCTGTTTACTGATAAGCTCCAGATCTTCCTGGCAACTTGCACAAGTCCGACAACCCTGAACGACCAGGCGTCTTCGTTCATCTATCGGATCGCCACACTCACAACAATGAGTGGCAGATATAGCCTGGTGGTTCAGGCGGCGCATTTTTATTGCTGTGTTGCGCTGTAATTCTTCAATTTCTGATGCTGAATCAATGATGTCTGCCATCTTCCATTAATCCCTGAATTGTTGGTTAATACGCTTGAGGGTGAATGCGAATAATAAAAAAGGAGCCTGTAGCTCCCTGATGATTTTGCTTTTCATGTTCATCGTTCCTTAAAGACGCCGTTTAACATGCCGATTGCCAGGCTTAAATGAGTCGGTGTGAATCCCATCAGCGTTACCGTTTCGCGGTGCTTCTTCAGTACGCTACGGCAAATGTCATCGACGTTTTTATCCGGAAACTGCTGTCTGGCTTTTTTGATTTCAGAATTAGCCTGACGGGCAATGCTGCGAAGGGCGTTTTCCTGCTGAGGTGTCATTGAACAAGTCCCATGTCGGCAAGCATAAGCACACAGAATATGAAGCCCGCTGCCAGAAAAATGCATTCAGTGGTTGTCATACCTGGTCTCTCTCATCTGCTTCTGCTTTCGCCACCATCATTTCCAGCTTTTGTGAAAGGGATGCGGCTAACGTGTGAAATTCTTCGTCTGTTTCTACTGGTATTGGCACAAACCTGACTCCAATTTGAGCGAGGCTATGTGCCATCTCGATACTCGTTCTTAACTCAACGGGAGATGCTTTGTGCATACAGCCCCTCGTTTATTATTTATCTCCTCAGCCAGCCGCTGGGCTTTCAGTGGATTTTGGATAACAGAAAGGCCGGGAAATACCCAGCCTCGCTTTGTAACGGAGTAGACGAAAGTGATCGCGCCTACCCGGATATTATCGTGAGGATGCGTCATCGCCATTGCTCCCCAAATACAAAACCAATTTCAGCCAGTGCCTCGTCCATTTTTTCGATGAACTCCGGCACCATCTCGTCAAAACTCGCCATGTACTTTTCATTCCGCTCAATCACGACATAATGCAGGCCTTCACGCTTCATGCGCGGGTCATAGTTGGCAAAGTACCAGGCATCTTTTCGCGTCACCCACATGCTGTACTGCACCTGGGCCATGTAAGCCGATTTTATTGCCTCGAAACCACCGAGCCGGAATTTCATGAAATCCCGGGAGGTAAACGGGCATTTCAGTTCAAGGCCGTTGCCGTCACTGCATAAACCATCGGGAGAGCAGGCGGTGCGCATATTTTCGTCGCGATAGATGATCGGGGATTCAGTAATATTCACGCCGGAAGTGAATTCAAACAGGGTTCTGGCGTCGTTCTCGTACTGTTTTCCCCAGGCCAGCGCCTTAGCATTAACTTCCGGAGCCACACCGGTGCAAACCTCAGCCAGCAGGGTGTGGAAGTAGGACATTTTCATGTCAGGCCACTTCTTTCCTGAGCGGGGCTTTGCTATCACGTTGTGAACTTCTGAAGCGGTGATGACGCCGAGCCGTAATTTGTGCCATGCATCATCCCCCTGTTCGACAGCTCTCACGTCGATCCCGGTACGCTGCAGGATAATGTCCGGTGTCATGCTGCCACCTTCTGCTCAGTGGCTTTCTGTTTCAGGAATCCAAGAGCTTTCACTGCTTCGGCCTGTGTCAGTTCTGACGATGCGCGAATGTCGCGGCGAAATATCTGGGAACAGAGCGGCAATAAGTCGTCATCCCATGTTTTATCCAGGGCGATCAGCAGAGTGTTAATCTCCTGCATGGTTTCATCGTTAACCGGAGTGATGTCGCGTTCCGGCTGACGTTCTGCAGTGTATGCGGTATTTTCGACAATGCGCTCGGCTTCATCCTTGTCATAGATACCAGCAAATCCGAAGGCGAGACGGGCACACTGAATCATGGCTTTATGCCGTAACATCCGTTTGGGATGCGACTGCCACGGCCCCGTGATTTCTCTGCCTTCGCGGGTTTTGAATGGTTCGCGGCGGCATTCATCCATCCACTCGGTAACGCAGATCGGATGATTACGGTCCTTGCGGTAAATCCGGCATGTACATGATTCATTGTCCTGCTCAAAGTCCATGCCATCAAACTGCTGGTTTTCATTGATGATACGGGACCAGCCATCAACGCCCACCACCGGAACGATGCCGTTCTGCTTGTCAGGGAAGGCGTAAATTTCTTTCGTCCACGGATTAAGGCCGTACTGGTTGGCGACGATCAACAATGCGATGAACTGCGCATCGCTGGCATCACCTTTAAATGCCGTCTGGCGAAGAGTGGTGATCAGTTCCTGTGGGTCGACAGAATCCATGCCGACACGTTCAGCCAGCTTCCCAGCCAGCGTTGCGAGTGCTGTACTCATCCGTTTTATACCTCTGAATCAATATCAACCTGGTGGTGAGCAATGGTTTCAACCATGTACCGGATGTGTTCTGCCATGCGCTCCTGAAACTCAACATCGTCATCAAACGCACGGGTAATGGCTTTTTTGCTGGCCCCGTGGCGTTGCAAATGATCGATGCATAGCGATTCAAACAGGTGCTGGGGCAGGCTTTTTTCCATGTCGTCTGCCAGTTCTGCCTCTTTCTCTTCACGGGCGAGCTGCTGGTAGTGACGCGCCCAGCTCTGAGCCTCAAGACGATCCTGAATGTAATAAGCGTTCATGGCTGAACTCCTGAAAATGGCTGTGAAAATATCGCCCGCGAAATGCCAGGCTGATTAGGAAAACAGGAAAGGGGGGTTAGTGATTCAGGCCGTTACCGCGTCCGTCGAGAAAAACTTCCACGAGCAAATCACTGGTATAAGTGCGCTCGATGCCGCGATGCAGATAAAGCCGTCCGCGTAAATTAGCTGATGCAGTCCAGGTACCATCTTTGTGTTTGACCAGCATTCCTGGCATGACCGCGCCGCGATTAACGGTCTGTGTTCCGTAATGTTGATGAACCATAAAAACTCCTGCCCGTAAGCTGGGCTGCTGAACATATAGAGACTTCTGCGCATATTCAGGCGGTGGATGGCCGCCGGTTGTCATAACTAAGCCGCCTCGTTGAAGCGACTGAGGTATGAAATGTTGAGTTAATTTCAGCTGGTCACACCGACGTTCACGCGTCCGTTTCACCCCTCGCACTCCCCGAAGCCTGCTGAAATTCAAACTGCGGATCTAAGCGGTCATCGCAACGGTGAATCAGGTAGTTGCCGTATCGTTGTGTTGTTGCGATGAACTTATTTAAAACTATAGTTGTTTTATCGTCAACAACAAAAGTTGTTTTATTGGTTGTTTTAGATATAACTGGTTGTATTTAGGATGGATTTATTTTGTGACTTGAATCGCATAGCGATAACTGAAGCGAGGTTATGGTGGTTTTTTTAACGGTGTGTGTGATGAGGGGAGGGCAAAAGAAAACCCGGCACGGTGACCGGGATTCTTACGCCGTTAGGTAAAGATATTATTGCGGTGGCTTAATATTACTACCTAGAGCAAAGATAGGAATTAGTTCTTTACTGAATGAGCACAATGCCCAGTTGATAATTTTTAATTGGTACTACCCATGCTTCCTATATGTCTGCGGCATGCTCCCAATAACCTTACCGAAGATGAACACCCGGTTCATCTCGTCTTTCTCGATCGGGTCCCACGGTGAGTAGCTTTTGTTATCAGAGATGACCAGCAGCTTATCCTTCATCATTTGCAGGCGCTTTACATGGGCTGTGTCGTCGTACAGAAACGCATAGATACCATCACCGTCGAAAGATTTAACTGTGATATCAACGAACAGCAGATCACCTGGTTCGATCGTTCCTGACATGCTGTCACCACGCACGTTAATGATGCGGATATTTTCCGCCTTCCTACCATCGAACATGTGACGAGCATCGTCAAACGAGTACTCAACCGAGCGTAGAACTTCTACAAACTCACGGTTGATGACTCCCGGCCCAGCACTGACTTCTATATCAAGAACGTCAATCTTGAAGTATTTGGAATGGCTGACAGTTGATTGTATTGGTTGCACTGTACTGTCTGACATATTTCCAACGCCAGAAGATAACCATTCTGCGCGCACACCCAAAGCGTTCGCGATCTCCACGATTTTAGTTGTTTGATTAGCTTTCCCTGTTTCGATTTTCTGAATAGCAGCCTGGCTAACCCCGACCAAATCCCCAAGCGCCTTTTGTGTAAGGCCTCGCGCTAATCTGGCTTCTTTAAGTCTTTCTGAGAGTGTTGTTTTCATAGTCCAAATGTACAACCAAGGTTTTATTCCATCAAACGAAAATGGTTGTTGACTAAAAACAACCATAGTTTTAATCTTGATTCAAATTAACCACGGAGGTTGTTATGAACCCAGCTATCAAAACAGCGATCAATATCGTTGGTTCACAAAAGAAACTGGGCGCTGCTTGCGAAGTTTCACAGCAGGCCGTCTATAAGTGGCTTCACAACAAAGCAAAGGTATCCCCTGAACATGTCGGCAGCATTGTTACGGCTACTGGTGGAGTAGTGAAGGCATACCAGATTCGCCCGGATCTTCCGAAGTTGTTTCCACACACCGAAAAGAACGCAGCTTAAATTTCCATTTCACGCTCTTTAACAATAAGCAATCAACTTAACAGTCAATTCAAACTAAAGGAGTCAATTATGCAACCACTTCCATACCAACAGACTAGCGGATTTAGCCCGACTGCGGTGATAAATCGTTCTCAAACAAAACAGGTGCCAGGCCACGAAAAAATCCGTGATGCCGTCCGCGCCTGGTCGGCTGTAGATAATCAGGATGTCGTTGCCACACTCATTGTGAATGAGTATCGGGAGCAGGGCGGCGGCACCATCGATTTCCCTGATGATGTCAGCCGTGCACGCCAGAAGCTGTTCCGCTTCCTCGATAACAAATTCGATTCTGAAAAATACCGAAATAACGTGCGTGAACTGACCCCGGCAATTCTGGCGGTACTACCGCTGGAATATCGCGGTTACCTGGTTGAGCAGGATAGCTTCATGGCCAGGTTGGCTGAAATGGAAAAGGAACTCAGTGAGGCAAAACAGGCTGTCATTCTTAACGCACCACGCCACCAGAAACTGAAGGAAATTAGTGAAGGTATTGTATCGATGTTTCGTGTGGACCCAGATCTGGCTGGTCCATTGATGGCGATGGTTACTACCATGCTGGGGGCGATATGACAGGTTCAGAAATGGCGAAAGCCGGTCTGCTGGAACAGAACCGACTTTCAGGTGCAAATCGTAACACACTCATTGCGGGAGGAATTATGGCAAACACTGCTGAGATATTCAATTTTCCAGTGCCGGATGCGGCACAAAAGGAGCCGCGCGTGGCAGATCTCGATGATGGTTATACGCGCATTGCAAATGAGTTGCTGGAAGCTGTGATGCTGGCCGGATTAACACAGCACCAGCTTCTGGTCTTCCTGGCTGTCATGCGCAAAACATATGGCTTTAATAAAAAACTGGATTGGGTGAGCAACGAGCAACTGTCCGGATTGACCGGGATATTACCGCACAAGTGTTCTGCTGCAAAAAGTGTTCTGGTAAAGCGTGGGATTTTGATTCAGAGCGGGCGGAATATCGGTATTAATAATGTGGTCAGTGAATGGTCAACATTACCCGAATCAGGTAAGAAAAATAAAGTTTACCTGAAAGAGGTAAATTTACCTGAATCAGGTAAGAAAAGTTTACCCAAATCAGGTAAAGGCGTTTACCCGAATCAGGTAAACACAAAAGACAAACTAACAAAAGACAATATAAAACCTTTTTCGTCCGAGAATTCTGGCGAATCCTCTGACCAACCAGAAAACGATCTTCCTGTGGTGAAACCAGATGCTGCAATTCAGAGCGGCAGCAAGTGGGGGACAGCAGAAGACCTGACCGCCGCAGAGTGGATGTTTGACATGGTGAAGACCATCGCACCATCAGCCAGAAAACCGAATTTTGCAGGGTGGGCTAACGATATCCGCCTGATGCGTGAACGTGACGGACGTAACCACCGCGACATGTGCGTGCTTTTCCGCTGGGCATGCCAGGACAACTTCTGGTCCGGTAACGTGCTAAGTCCGGCCAAACTCCGCGACAAGTGGACCCAACTCGAAATCAACCGTAACAAGCAACAGGCAGGCATGATAGCCAGCAAACCAAAACTCGACCTGACAAACACTGACTGGATTTACGGGGTGGATTTATGAAAAACATCGCCGCACAGATGGTTAACTTTGACCGTGAGCAGATGCGTCGGATCGCCAACAACATGCCGGAACAGTACGACGAAAAGCCGCAGGTACAGCAGGTAGCGCAGATCATCAACGGTGTGTTCAGCCAGTTACTGGCAACTTTCCCGGCGAGCCTGGCTAACCGTGACCAGAATGAACTGAACGAAATCCGCCGCCAGTGGGTGCTGGCTTTTCGGGAAAACGGGATCACCACAATGGAACAGGTTAACGCTGGAATGCGCGTAGCCCGTCGGCAGAATCGACCATTCCTGCCATCACCCGGGCAGTTTGTCGCCTGGTGCCGGGAAGAAGCATCCGTTACCGCCGGGCTGCCAAACGCCAGCGAGCTGGTTGATATGGTTTACGAGTATTGCCGGAAGCGCGGGCTGTATCCGGATGCAGAGTCTTATCCGTGGAAATCAAACGCGCACTACTGGCTGGTTACCAACCTGTATCAGAACATGCGGGCCAATGCGTTGACTGACGCGGAATTACGGCGCAAGGCTGCCGATGAACTGTCCTGTATGACCGCACGAATTAACCGTGGTGAGGCTATACCTGAACCAGTAAAACAACTTCCTGTCATGGGCGGTAGACCACTTAACCGGGCTCAGGCTCTGGCGAAGATCGCAGAAATCAAAGCGAAGTTCGGACTGAAAGGAGCAACTGTATGACGGGCAAAGAGGCAATTATTCATTATCTGGAGACGCACAAGAGCTTCTGTGCGCCGGACGTTGCTGCGACAACAGGTGTGACATTAACCAGCATAAATAAGGCTGCGGCAAAAATGACGCGGGCAGGAATCCTGGTCATTGATGGTAAGGTCTGGCGAACGTTTGTTTAACGGTTAGCTACTCAGGATGATAGGGCGGGGCAAGTGAGTATGAAGCGGATTTTCAGGAATGCCATCAGAGTTTGGAAATAAAGTGGGTTTTCTAGTGGCAAGAGACTTGATAATATTTAGTTCTTTGAATCCAAGGAGATAGGGTTATGAGAAAATTTATTTTAGCCTTTGTTATAAGTGCCTCGTTTACAGCAAATGCTGGTGTAGAGAAGTTAGGGCCGTGGATAACAAAGTCTGAGATAAATAAAATGACTGACCAGACTGACTTTGTGGCTCTTAATTTATCACCAGATTCATATAACAAAGCAGGTACTGATCGTGCAACTTCACTGGTGTTGCGTTGTAGTGATAACAAAACAGATGCCTATTTATCATTCAATGATTATATGGGTTCGGACAACCCAAGAATTACAGTGCGGTTAGATGGCGGAAAGCCGGTCAAGAGTGTTTGGGGAGGTGGGGAAGGCGGTGATTCTGCATTTGCTCCACAACCAATACAATTTATAAAGACCTTGGCTAAGCATAAAAAAGCTATTTTTGGGTTTGAACCTTATGGATCAACTATGCAAGTAGTTGAGTTTGACTTGTCTGAGATTGATAAGGTTGTGGAAAAAATTTCACAGTCTTGCAATTGGAAATGACAAAAAAATTTCATATGAACCCAGTTTGCGCTGGGTTTTTTATTTCAGTAGCCAATAATGCATTCAAAATCTCTTACTTGAGAAACGGCCTATTTGAGATTTCAGTCGTGGCAGGATGATCAGTTGATTCGAGTATTGACGCATTTGCGTTCGGAGCGATTACAGTAGATTGTAAATAATAATGAGAAACACATAGCCACCCCGTGGTATTGAAACCATATAATGTTGGATTTGAAAACAGATCTTTTCCCATGTATTAATAACTACATCCCCGCGAGTGATTCAAAAAGGAGGGCCCAATTTTGTCCGAGTTTTTGTATTCCCCCGCATGCCGCTGCTGAGCACTACATCTGAGTGTCTGACTAGGGGATAAAATTAGACTGGATAGTGAGAAGAAAGTGGCGCGCTAGGCTGTGCCGAGTGCTACCAGTACACCTTGGGGGTGTGCAGCTTTCGCCGAGACTGTAGTGGGTATCGGTTAATGCACGAAAAACCGAGAGGTCAGACAACCAATTTGCCGTAGGATTGTTTCCGGTGCTATACCGGTCTACTAACTGAAAGCAATGCGAAAAAGCATAAACTCGGTCCTTCAGTCGCCCTACACACTATTTACTAAGAAGGGCTGAAGCATGGATACAATTATTACATGGATGGGAGATCGTCTGTTGAGGGGGACACAAAAATCCGATCTGCGGCAGATGGCGATCACTGGATTAACTTCCGCGATTTGTTCAACAATTTTGTACACTGAAAAATTAAAACATGGTGAGCCTATTAACCCAAACGAAGAAGAAAAACTTTATAGGCTTTGGTATGAAGGAAACGCTTGAAAGAATAAAGCACAATTAAAACCTTTGATTTGCGATAATCAACTTGCCATAATTAAGTAATCGGAGCCTGAACAACTTCGGTGACTTCTGCGCTAAACGGGGACGTTTATGCGCACATACAATCCAACCTCTCTTCTCCATTCACAGATGCAGAAATGCACCTGCGATATTTTGCATCCAGCGTTTGATCTCTGCGGAGGTGAAGCGTGAACCTCCCACAAGATGGTATCAAATTGCATCGCGGTAACTTCACCGCTATCGGTCGGCAGATCCAGCCTTATCTGGAGGACGGCAAATGCTTTCGCATGGTGCTTAAACCGTGGCGCGAGAGACGCAGTCTTTCCCAGAATGCACTCAGCCACATGTGGTACAGCGAAATCAGTGAATACCTCATCAGCAGGGGTAAAACGTTCGCCACTCCAGCTTGGGTAAAAGATGCTCTCAAACACACTTATCTCGGTTATGAAACCAAAGAACTGGTTGATGTCGTAACCGGTGAAATCACCACCATTCAGTCATTACGTCATACCTCCAATCTTGATACCGGAGAGATGTATGTCTTCCTGTGTAAGGTTGAAGCCTGGGCGATGAATATTGGCTGCCACCTGACTATTCCGCAGAGCTGCGAGTTCCAGCTGCTCCGCGACAAGCAGGAGGCGTAATGGCTACACCGCTTATTCGTGTCATGAACGGACACATCTACAGAGTATCAAATCGTCGTAAGCGTAAGCCTGAGCTGAAGCCATCCGAAATACCAACACTGCTCGGATATACCGCTAGCCTGGTTGATAAAAAATGGTTGCGACTGGCAGCAAGGAGGAATCATGGCTGATTTGAGAAAAGCAGCGCGTGGTCGGGAATGCCAGGTAAGAATCCCTGGCGTATGTAATGGCAATTCTGAGACGTCTGTACTGGCACATATCCGGCTGGCTGGATTGTGCGGTACCGGTATCAAACCGCCAGACCTGATTGCCACCATTGCATGTTCTGCCTGCCACGACGAAATCGACCGCCGCACACATTTTGTCGATGCTGCATATGCAAAAGAATGCGCGCTGGAAGGTATGGCGAGAACACAGGTTATCTGGCTGAAAGAGGGGGTTATTAAGGCGTGAATACCTACAGCATCACATTACCCTGGCCTCCGAGCAATAATCGCTATTACCGCCATAATCGCGGACGCACGCACATCAGCGCAGAGGGGCAGGCATACCGCGATAACGTCGCCCGAATCATTAAAAACGCAATGCTAGATATCGGCCTGGCTATGCCTGTGAAAATCCGCATTGAGTGCCACATGCCGGATCGCCGTCGCCGTGACCTGGATAATCTGCAAAAAGCCGCTTTTGACGCACTCACTAAAGCAGGTTTCTGGCTGGATGATGCTCAGGTCGTTGATTACCGCGTTGTGAAGATGCCTGTTACCAAAGGTGGGAGGCTGGAACTGACCATCACCGAAATGGGGAATGAATGATGTTTGAGTTTAATATGGCAGAACTTCTTCGCCACCGCTGGGGGCGTCTGCGCTTATATCGTTTCCCCGGTTCTGTTTTGACCGATTACCGAATACTGAAGAATTACGCCAAAACACTGACAGGAGCAGGAGTATGAAGTCAGAGATAACAATCAACTAATACTGTTTTGTTGATTTTTGCTTGTAATTGGCGTTCTGGTCTGAGTTTTGTGGAGTAAGTTGATGCGTGATATTCAGATGGTTCTTGAGCGTTGGGGAGCGTGGGCGGCTAATAATCATGAAGATGTGACCTGGTCGTCCATTGCCGCCGGTTTTAAGGGATTAATTCCTTCAAAAGTAAAATCTCGCCCACAATGTTGTGACGATGACGCGATGATCATTTGCGGGTGCATGGCCCGTCTGAAAAAGAACAACAGCGATTTGCATGATTTATTGGTGGACTATTATGTCGGCGGCATGACTTTTATGGCGCTTGCACGTAAGCATGGGCGATCTGATTGTTGGGTTGGCAGGATGCTTCAGAAAGCTGAGGGCGTAGTGGAGGGTATGCTGATGGTGTTGGTTCTCCGATTGGAGATGGATGCTGATTGTTCGAAATAATTAAAGGAAAAGTTGCTGTCTGATTGTCATTAGTCTAACATTTTAAATGTTGGAATCGCAACGTAGTTATTATCATATAACAGCTTGTTTCCTGATTTAGCCAGCCTCCCCAAAGGCTGGTTTTTTTCTAATAAGTATTATTTCGGGTAGGGATTTTATTGTTTAACCCATAATAATTCATTGACATTGAATCCCAACTTTTGAGCGGTTCGCACATAGTCTGCTTTTACTTTATCTGGAATAGTTGGGGTCCTTGCCAGAATCCATAGGTATTCTCTGTTCGGACCACTGACAAGAGCATACTTATACTCATCATCCAGTTTGATTACATTATAGCCACCATAGAAGGGGCCAAAAAACGGTAATGACTCCAACTTATTGATAGTGTTTTATGTTCAGATAATGCCCGATGACTTTGTCATGCAGCTCCACCGATTTTGAGAACGACAGCGACTTCCGTCCCAGCCGTGCCAGGTGCTGCCTCAGATTCAGGTTATGCCGCTCAATTCGCTGCGTATATCGCTTGCTGATTACGTGCAGCTTTCCCTTCAGGCGGGATTCATACAGCGGCCAGCCATCCGTCATCCATATCACCACGTCAAAGGGTGACAGCAGGCTCATAAGACGCCCCAGCGTCGCCATAGTGCGTTCACCGAATACGTGCGCAACAACCGTCTTCCGGAGACTGTCATACGCGTAAAACAGCCAGCGCTGGCGCGATTTAGCCCCGACGTATCCCCACTGTTCGTCCATTTCCGCGCAGACGATGACGTCACTGCCCGGCTGTATGCGCGAGGTTACCGACTGCGGCCTGAGTTTTTTAAGTGACGTAAAATCGTGTTGAGGCCAACGCCCATAATGCGGGCTGTTGCCCGGCATCCAACGCCATTCATGGCCATATCAATGATTTTCTGGTGCGTACCGGGTTGAGAAGCGGTGTAAGTGAACTGCAGTTGCCATGTTTTACGGCAGTGAGAGCAGAGATAGCGCTGATGTCCGGCGGTGCTTTTGCCGTTACGCACCACCCCGTCAGTAGCTGAACAGGAGGGACAGCTGATAGAAACAGAAGCCACTGGAGCACCTCAAAAACACCATCATACACTAAATCAGTAAGTTGGCAGCATCACCTTCATCATAGATGCCGCCGTTCATCGCCATCTGCACCTGACCCTGACTATTAATATCCGCCAGCAGAGCATGTAACGTTCCCCACGCTTCGCCATTGGCTTTTTGCCAGTACATTTTCACCCGCTCTGTTTGAGGATTAACGGTATACGCCTGTACGGTCAGCGTCGGATCTGAGAGTGCGCAATCATCAGCGGCAACAGCAAACAAGGGAAGTAAGGTGAGGGCGAGAAAAATCCGTTTGAGATTCAAGGTGATCATTCCTTTACCAATGAGTAGCTGATGCGCCATTATAGGTCCTGGATGTGGGATTTTTTTATCCTGTTAGCGACCTTGACGAGTACCAAAAAGCGCGAAGTTCAACTATTGTTCTGTGGTGTTCTGTTGCGTGTTGACGGCAAAATTTTGCTGGCGTAACATGCGCGCACGATCACTCTAAGAGGACATTCGCCTTGGACACACCCAGTAGATACTGGCTCACTATCCTGTCATCCAGGATCAACTCCTAAGGCTATCCCTTTTTGCTGATAGCCTTAGCGGTTGTCAGCGACCTCAATTTTTCCCGTCGCGCTGAGTCAGGCTGTTTAATGGTCTGAAACCCAATTTGTTTCTGTGTGCCCACCGAACTGTCCGATATTTTAAGCATTGGGAGTCCCGGTCATGCTGAGCGCATTTCAACTGGAAAATAACCGACTGACCCGGCTGGAAGTCGAAGAGTCACAACCCCTTGTAAATGCAGTATGGATTGATCTTGTCGAACCGGACGACGACGAGCGACTGCGCTTACAATCTGAACTTGGCCAGAGCCTGGCAACCCGCCCGGAACTGGAAGACATCGAAGCATCGGCACGTTTCTTTGAAGACGACGACGGCCTGCATATTCACTCCTTCTTCTTCTTTGAAGATGCGGAAGATCACGCCGGTAACTCCACTGTGGCATTTACCATCCGTGATGGTCGTCTGTTTACTCTGCGTGAGCGTGAACTGCCCGCTTTTCGTCTGTATCGTATGCGTGCCCGTAGCCAGTCGATGGTAGACGGTAACGCCTACGAGTTGCTGCTGGATCTGTTCGAAACCAAAATCGAACAGTTGGCAGATGAAATTGAAAATATCTATAGCGACCTGGAGCAGTTGAGCCGGGTGATTATGGAAGGGCATCAGGGCGATGAGTACGACGAGGCGCTCTCCACTCTGGCGGAACTGGAAGATATCGGCTGGAAAGTTCGCCTGTGTCTGATGGATACCCAGCGCGCGCTCAACTTCCTGGTGCGTAAAGCGCGTTTACCGGGTGGGCAACTGGAGCAGGCGCGTGAAATCCTGCGAGATATCGAATCCCTGCTGCCGCATAACGAATCCCTGTTCCAGAAGGTGAACTTCCTGATGCAGGCGGCAATGGGTTTTATCAACATCGAGCAGAACCGCATCATCAAAATCTTCTCGGTGGTATCCGTGGTATTCCTGCCGCCGACGCTCGTTGCTTCCAGCTATGGCATGAACTTTGAGTTTATGCCAGAACTGAAGTGGAGCTTCGGCTACCCTGCCGCGATTATCTTTATGATCCTCGCGGGCCTGGCACCGTATCTGTACTTTAAGCGGAAGAACTGGTTGTAATATGAGTGCCGGATAAAGCTATTTTTTTATCCGGCTTATTTCTAAAAATTGTCTTTTTTAAATTCATGCGGATTGAAGGTGATGCTGCCAACTTACTGATTTAGTGTATGATGGTGTTTTTGAGGTGCTCCAGTGGCTTCTGTTTCTATCAGCTGTCCCTCCTGTTCAGCTACTGACGGGGTGGTGCGTAACGGCAAAAGCACCGCCGGACATCAGCGCTATCTCTGCTCTCACTGCCGTAAAACATGGCAACTGCAGTTCACTTACACCGCTTCTCAACCCGGTACGCACCAGAAAATCATTGATATGGCCATGAATGGCGTTGGATGCCGGGCAACAGCCCGCATTATGGGCGTTGGCCTCAACACGATTTTACGTCACTTAAAAAACTCAGGCCGCAGTCGGTAACCTCGCGCATACAGCCGGGCAGTGACGTCATCGTCTGCGCGGAAATGGACGAACAGTGGGGATACGTCGGGGCTAAATCGCGCCAGCGCTGGCTGTTTTACGCGTATGACAGTCTCCGGAAGACGGTTGTTGCGCACGTATTCGGTGAACGCACTATGGCGACGCTGGGGCGTCTTATGAGCCTGCTGTCACCCTTTGACGTGGTGATATGGATGACGGATGGCTGGCCGCTGTATGAATCCCGCCTGAAGGGAAAGCTGCACGTAATCAGCAAGCGATATACGCAGCGAATTGAGCGGCATAACCTGAATCTGAGGCAGCACCTGGCACGGCTGGGACGGAAGTCGCTGTCGTTCTCAAAATCGGTGGAGCTGCATGACAAAGTCATCGGGCATTATCTGAACATAAAACACTATCAATAAGTTGGAGTCATTACCTTGAATGATTTCCAGCTGTTGCCGATTTTACTATGTTTTCAGTAGAACACTTAGACAAAACTGAGGCACACAAATCTTTGCACTGGATTGCAAGGCTTTGTGCTTCTCTGGAGTGCGACATGTTTGATAACAAAAAATTAGCGCAAGAAGACAAAAATCACCTTGCGCTAATGCTCTGTCTCAGGTCACTAATACTATCTAAGTAGTTGATTCATAGTGACTGGATATGTTGTGTTTTGTAGCATCATGTAGTCTATTTTTTAGACTAAAGATATTGTAACACATTGATATTAATGGTTTTTAATGTTTCGCGTTCAGCTTTTTTATACTAACTTGAGCGAAACGGGAAGGTAAAAAGACAAAAAGTTGTTTTTAATACCTTTAAGTGATACCAGATGGCATTGCGCCATCTGGCAGAGTGATTAACTAAACATCGCAGTAATCGAGGCGCTTGCCAGAGAGTGGAAATGAACGTTAAACCCGACCATCGCGCCGCTGGCACCTTCATCGACATCAATACGTTCTATATCCAGCGCGTGAACGGTAAAAATGTAGCGATGAGTTTCGCCTTTCGGCGGTGCTGCGCCATCGTACCCGGTTTTACCAAAGTCGGTACGCGTCTGCAAAACGCCGTCTGGCATTGCTACCAGACCAGAGCCAAACCCTTGCGGTAATACGCGGGTATCAGCGGGTAAGTTAACAACTACCCAGTGCCACCAGCCGGAGCCGGTTGGCGCATCCGGGTCGTAGCAGGTGACAACAAAACTTTTCGTTCCCGCAGGAACATCATCCCACGCCAGATGCGGTGAAATATTATCGCCATCGTAACCCATGCCGTTAAAGACATGACGATGCGGCAATTTATCGCCATCGCGCAGATCGTTACTGATGAGTTTCAT